AGGAAGCTTTGTTGACAATAATGTACCATTACAAGCAAATACTGAATATATGGTGCATTTAACATCAAATTTAGCAGATGAACCCGAAATTATTAGACAATTATTTGTAGGATAAAATTTAGAATATATATGAAATTAAAATTGATAAGAAAATACAAGTGCCTTAATTATACCATAGGGCACTTGTATATAAATGATAAATATTTTTGTGATACTTTAGAAGATACTGTAAGACAATTAGATTTAATTGAAGATAAAATACAGCATAAAACAGCTATTCCTGAGGGTGTTTATAAAGTGGTTGTTACTATGTCACCTAGATTTAAACGATTGCTTCCATTGCTTTTAAATGTACCATTTTTTACAGGTATAAGAATACATAGAGGGAATAATAAAAATGATACTTCAGGTTGTATTTTGGTGGGAGAAAACAAGGTAAAAGGTGGTTTAGTTAATTCAAAGTATTACGAAGAAAAATTAGTTGAATTAATGAAAGATAAAGAAAATATTGAAATTGAAATAATTTAAAAAATAAAAAAATGAAATGGGTGAAATATTTAAAGAAAACAAAGATTATATTATAAAGTGGATTAATGTTGTATCAAAAAATTAAAAAAATGAAAAAACAACTAAGTGTGGTAGTGTTGCAGACACTAAAGAAAGTCGAAATTCACGCCCTTAGCGAGAAAGACCAATTTGCAATCGTGGATAACATCATTGCATTATCTGATGAAGTGGAAGCTTTGTCAAAAGCCGAGAAAGAGGCGGTAGAAAAGTTCACTGTGAAGGGGTATGATGAATTAGAGGGTCCAGAAAAAGACGAGGCTACTCATGAGTTTAATACTAAATTCATGGAGTTTATGAAGCCCAGGTATGAGGCCGAGAGCGAAGTAAAACTCAAAAAGGTGACAAAAGAGGGTCTTGCCAAACTCTATAAACAAAAGGGGCTAGTAGCCGGAGAATTAGCCTTGTTATCCAGAGAACTCCGATAATAAACAATAGCTATGGGAAAAATAGGAAAATACCCCTCCAAGAATTATTACGCCCCTGGGGACTATATCACAGGATATGACCCTACTCAGGGGATGGTTCAATTCACCAGGGAGGCCATGGAGGATTTTGTGTTAAATTTGAAAAGTACATCCAACTATGGGTTTGCTGCTGGATATACAACTCAGAGTGTCGTTATTCCTGGAGTGGAATGGACTCCGCTAAGTTTGTCTGGGAGTGTGAACTATGACTACAAGCGCAGGTTTATCGACAAGATAGATGATGGCGTAGCATGGCTCCAATATACATCCTTGTTAGAGAGGACATTCTTTGTTTCAGTTACAGCGGTTGTTGAGAAAACTGCCGGAACTGGGGAGGCTTTTATTGCTATCGTAAAGAAGGATGGCTCTACGGGTGCAATCACAGTGTTAGAGACTAGGGTAGGGCGCTCAAGGTTTGGGTCCGACATTGGCACCCAGGATATATCCGTGGAGGCTCCTGTTTCTTTAAAAAAGGGTGACTGTATCGCCTATGTGGCTAGTAAAACTGATGGTGATTTTAGCATTGGGGTTGGCAGCGGAATAAAAGTTGTTGAGGCATAAATTTGTGAAATATGTTATTTTTTGTTATTTTAAGTAAATATTAGCGGCATGGGTAATGGGTTGAAACTTATAGAGTGGTTGGGTTTGGATAAGAAAATTTTATCGTACATAGCAGCAATCCTGTTGACGGTAGTTGTAACTGTCCCAGTGACCATTACAATTCTCGGAGCAAAAGAGGTTGTAAGGACTCTTGATGGGGTCGTAGAGAGTCAAAGTAAGCTTGAAAACTCATTAAACAGCGTTTTCACAAATTTAGGCGAAAGGCTTGATGTTATTGACCATGAAATTCAGGGTTTGAAGGATGTTTCTGTTAGGACCAACAGCATTCAAAATGGCATAATCCTGGATATGTCAAAAGGGACGCCTGAGTATCCCATTTATCAAGAAAGGATAAATAGCTTGAATCAATATCAGTTTGATAAGTGGGGCGCGATGTTAAACGAATAAAGCATTAAAAATGAAAAGCTTAAACGGATATTTAATAGCATTGGTCATTCTTGCGTTCATGGCTTTAGGGGTCCTGTATAGCAGGTTTTCTGAGTTGAAGCGAGATAGAGATAGAATCAATAATAATTATATTGAAACAGTAGAGGGTCTTAATCAAAGCCTTGCTCTAACCAAAGCGGAACTAAGGACGTATCTGTTAAGGAATAAGGAACTGGATTCTTTGCTTAAAGCCGAAAGAATCAAACCGGCACAAGTTAAGTACATAACAAGAGTCGAGCACACCTATGTTCGCGACACTGTTGAGGTGGAAGTGCTCCCGCAGGATGCAAACAAACCAGTTTATGAGTATCCCATCACATATAACGATGGGTGTTTGGCATTTTCAGGGGACATTAACGTTGAGGACATTTCTATTAGGTTAAATAAAATTGAGTACAAGGACGAACAAACGCACGTAGGTTATTTAAAAAAGAAAGATACTGGGCGTAGGTTCTTGTGGATATTTCCGATACGCAAAAAGTTTTTGGAGTTACACACGGAGAGCAAGTGCGGGGGAAATAAAGTAGAACACATAAATATAAGCTATGAATAAAATACGCAGCATTTCGTATTCTCACGATAGGAAGAGTACGATACGGAGGCAGGTAGGGCACACATTGGACGTGAAGGTTGATGGAGGGTCGAACCCTATCACTATCACAGAAATTGTGTTGGTAAACAAGCCGGGTAGGGACGCATACTTTGCCATATATGGGACTAATCAACACCAAGAGACAGGGCTCTGGAAGGAGGTTCCCTCTAATATAGTTGAAGTTGAGTATGACATAAATGACTTATTAAACGATGCATGAGACCGATTAGGGATATAATTGTTAAAGTTGACAAAGCCTACAATTCAGAGATAAAGCTGAAGAGTGGGCTTGTCCTATTCCTGGACCAGAACATCAAGCAGGTCAAAGATACGGTGAGATATGGAGAGGTTGTGGCAATCCCAGAGGGGCTTAATAAAGACATCCGGGTAGGAGACACTTTGTTCTTTCATCATGGTATTGTCGCTGTAACGGTTATGGATGGGCAGGAGGACATACAGTCTGACTATTTGGTGAGCAAGAAAGAGGGATTGTATAGGGTTCCCGTGAACGACCGTTGGCCCATGATGTACGCCACAGTTCGGGACGGAGAGTTTCGTTCCTTGGATGGCATTTGTTTTGTTAGAGGGTTAACAACCAAAAAATATCAATCCAATCTCCTTATCATCCCGGGTAATGAAACAGAAGTAAGGCACATAGGCGAGATGGTTTATTCCAACCAATCCCTTGAAGCTAAGGGGGTTGTTCCAGGCACTAAGGTTGTATATGAAAAAGATTCAGAGTATCGGTTCAACGTGAATGGAGAGGAGCTGTATTGCATGTTCGATAAATGGATATTAGGAGTTTATGAGGGTTAATAATCAAAATAGAATACGGGTATTAAGGTCTACTGTAGCCGAGCTCACGAGGGTTCTGGAGGCTAAGCTTGTGTTCGATGAAGATTATACCGGTTCAGACATAAAGAGTTCCGTAAAGGTCAAAAAGAACGCCTTTTTAAGGGCTAAATATCTTTTAGGTAAGCTTCAACAGTTAGAGACGGAAGAGGCCAGAAATAATAACGCAACGTGGTATAAAGAGACCCTGGAGTCGCTGATTTCTGCTGCAGAAGGAGCCATGGACGAATTGGCATCCATAATGCGTCGAAAGGTGAATCGTGATGAGTCAAGTTCTTCTGTAAATAGCGCCATTGATGCCAAACAGGAGGCTTACGACTACATGGACGATATATTCTCTGGGGTATTGGAACTCCAGGCGATTGTCAAGGCGATTGATGAGGGAGAGGGTGTAAAATCATTAAACGCTAACGACTTTAAATCAGGGTTAGCAGAGGAGCATGCTTACTATGGTTTTTATCCCATTAAGGAAAGGAAAGTGCAGCCAGGTTATAATAAAGAGTTGGATGCAATAGTGATATCGTATGATGGGACTGTCGGTGAAATTGTGGACTGCTATGGGTTACGGATTGCTCTCCCCAAGGCCCCTAGTAAGGCGAAGATGCCAAACGGCAGAAAGAAGAAAGCCTTACAGTATTGGGAAAGACCGACATTGCCAGAGGGGCTATCTCTTGAAACCGCGCACCTATTCCGGGATGAGATTGAAGAGGAGTTCCGCAGGCGTGATGAAGGATACTGGTTTATGAATAATGGCGAACCTGAGTATATTACCGGGGTTCACTACATGCTCATGACCCACTACAAAACAGACGCAGAAGACCAGGGTCATTTCCACTTTAGAAAAGCTCACAGGGATTTGCTCTATTTTTTAGAGGCTGCATGGGTGGATGAAAGGTCGTTAGGGGTTATTTTAGGGAAAACACGACGGACAGGGGCAACGTACATAGCTGCAGCTTTCTCGTTAACGAAAGCTATCAGCACTAGAGACGCATTGTTCGGATTAACATCTAAGAAGGACCCGGATGCCAAGAAGGTGTTTGAAAAGATTTCTCACATGTTCAAGCATTTGCCGTTTTTCTTTAAGCCACTAAACACAGGCGAGGGTCTTGCAAAATCATTGTCATTTACAACCCCATCCAGAAGAACCACAAAGCTTAACCAGAAGAAAGACGTACAATACGACGACTTAAACACAGTCATGGATTACCAGGCCACCATGGAGGATAGTTATGACTCCCTGGCTGTGAGATTTTATATTGGTGATGAACTCTCCAAGTGGCTGAAATATAACACATTGACACACTGGAGCAAGATTAGGAAGGCTCTAATGAAGGGTAGGAATATTCATGGGAAGGCGTTCCTCTTGTCTACCGTTGAATATGTTACAGGAGAAGACTATAATAGCGACAGGGCTAAATCAGGAGATAGATTCAAACACCTATTCTATGAGTCGGACGTAAGTAAGCGCAATTCCAACGGGATGACAAATTCCGGTCTATACAAAATCTTTATATCCTCACTAGACAATTACGAGGGTTATATTGATATGTATGGGAACTGCATATCCCATACTCCCCCTGAGCCGGTTCTTGGTGTAGATGGAAAGATGATTACCGATGGCGTGTATGACTTTTTGCAGGGGATGTGGTCTGCATACAAGCATGATGCTGCGGCTCTCAACGATGAAAAGCGTAAAGACCCTATTACAGAGAGTGATATGTTTAGGATTGCTTCTGAGGATTCCATGTTTAATATCATGAATATCCAGGACCAGATGGACTACAACACAAACAGGTATCTGGCCAATGGGAAGTGGGATTATATGACAGGGAATTTTAGGAGGAAGAATGATGGTACAGATGACATAGAGTTTTACGAAACCCCAAAGGGGCGTTTTCAGGTGTCATGGCTCCCGGATGAGCACATAGCTAACGCTAAGGTTATAAAGGGCGGCAAAATAGCTCCAAAGTATGATTTCTTGGGGTGTATTGGTATTGACCCATACAAGGTTCACAAAGTAAAGTATGGAACTGGGTCCAAGGGGTCTATTATTGGATATTTAGGGAACCATCCAGTAGCTGGTATCCCAAAGGAGCAATTCTTTCTAGTGTATATAGGACGACCACAGAGCTTGGACATATTTTTTGATGACGCCATCATGGCTATGATGTATTATAGCATGCAGGGGTTAATAGAGAATAATATTAACGAGCTTCTCAAGGTTATGCATGCACGTGGATACACCAGATACGCTATGCGTAGGCCAGACAAGCTGAAGCTGACGATTGACGAGTCAATGTATGGGGGTATCCCTGGAACAGACCCGTCTCTTTTGAAGAATCAGGCCTCATACTTGGAGAGGTATATTGAAGACCATGTAGGGTATGCCAAAGACAATACTTATAGGCCCATGGGTGAAATAGGAAATTGCCCGTTCAATGACTTACTTGCTGACTTTGCCAAGTTTGACCTTGGAGACAGGGAGAAGTTTGACGCTACGGTAAGTGCGTGTTTGGCTGTTTACGGAGCACAGAAATTTTTACTAAAAAACCAGCGTCAGAGGGATAACTCTAACGCTAAAATAAAAGCGACAGATTTTTATTATCTATCGTAATTCTAATAAAAACGACTAATTATGAGAATGTTACTTCCGGATATGACGGCAGGGAATGCCGAAAAGGATTCCCCCGGATTCGGGTTAAAGATGGCAAAGTTTATTGAGTCAGAGTGGGGCTCCGAAAGAATGACAGCCAGGCGTAAGCAGATGGACCTTGTAAACTCTCATATGGAGGGGACTGTTGATGTGTCTCACCTGAAAGCTTTGTTTGCTCCATCTAAAGATTTATCTGCCTTACGGGTTAACTGGAAGTATTCTTCTGAGGTTCCCCGGATGATTAACGCCATTGTAGAGGGTTTTTCCTATGACAAGTATCGAACAACCGTAAAGGGGATTGATATGCACTCCCAGGAGAAGCGTAGCAAATTCCGCAGGGAGAAGCTGAAGGCTATGTATACTCGTGCTGATGCTGAAGAGGTCTCCAGGTTAATGGGAATGGATTTCACTCACAAGGGGTTCGTTCCTCAGTCTAAGGATGAGCTAAACCTTTACATGGAGTTGGATTACAAGCCAGCCCACGAGCTTGCCATGGAGCTAGCCATACAGAAGGTGTTTGATTTTAGTGATTGGAGGGAAACATTCAATCATATAGCAGAAGACCTGGCAAAGCATGGCATCGGCGTGGCTAAAGTTGAATGTGACCCTGAGACTGCAATTAAGTTACAGTACGTGTCCCCCAGGAATTTTATATACAGTAGGGATGTGGAGGAGACCCGCGACTATAGAGGGGCTTACTACTTCGGACAATTCCAACGGATGACGATAGGGGACATTGAGAGAAAGGCTAAAGGGATGCTGTCAGCAGACCAGTTAAAGGAACTCGCTGGGGTTGCAGGAATCTCATATGCCAACTTTGAGTTTATGACAGAGGAGGATAAACAACATACCATTGATGCCCTCCATTTCTGCTTCAAGACTAACAGGTACGAGGTTAAGAAGAAGAAGTACAACAAGCACGGGGGGTACAAATATATTGATAAACCAGATGATTGGACTCCGCCGGAAAACATGAGGTCTGAGGTTGTTTATGTCCCTTATGAAGTGTGGTATGAGGGTACTTATTTTCCGGGGACAAATATTGTTATCAACTATCAGTTGATGGACAACATGCTTCGCGACCCTAGGAATCGCAGAAGGGCGATTGCCCCTTTCATTATGTATAAGCTGTCTTCAGAATCTATCGCTCAGAAAATTATTGATATCTCTGATGATATTTATATCACCTTGATTAAGTTGAGACAGTTTGTCTTAAAAATGAAACCCAAGGGGTATGCTATTGATATTGATGCGCTTGGGAGTCTTGAGTTGCCGGACGGAAGCACTCTGGACCCCATCAAGCAAGTTAAGATAATGCGTGATGATGGAGACTTGCTCTACTCTGGGTCCTCTTTAGTTGATGACCAGCAAAATGTAAGGCTTCCCATCCATGATATGCCGGATTCATCTGGGCGCGAATTGGCTGAGCTCATTAACGTCTACAACGGTCTGATGCAGAGATTGTACGATGTGACAGGTATTAACGCACAGGCAGCTGGAGGGGCTCC